GAAGCACTGCATGACGCCTGACTGCTCAAGAGCGCGGTAGATCGCAGGCTGCGGGTTAACGGGGCCGATTGCCGGGATAGAGCATTCCTCTGCATACTCGCGGATGAGGTCTGCGGCATTGGGCGCACCCAGGATTTCAAAGAAGCAGGCTGGCCGCACCATTTAGCTGAACTGCTTCCACGCGCCGGCATGGTAGACATAGCCGTGCATCGGAGTGGCGGAGGTATCGAAGTAGAGATAGCCTTCCGTCGAGCTTCCCACTGGAGCGCCTGCGCCAAAGCTGCATTGCGGCACGTTCGCTGGCAGTTGTCCCAGGCCCAGCGTTCCGGCAATGTCTGAGAATCCCGGCTGCGACTCGGTAAACGTGGCGCTGGCCGAGGAATAGCTCTTGAGCCACTGGCTGGGCGAGTTAGGCGCATCGGCTGGAAGAAGCGGAGTGCCTGTTACCTGCGAATAGGCAATCTGTCCGGGCATCCATGCCGTGCCGTTGAAGAGCAGGGTACGTCCAGTAACGGGTGCCGAGGCTACAAGCGCCGAATATGCCTGCGTGGCTCCGACTACCTGATTGGGCGTGGTGCGCTGATAGCTTGCCGTATCGCTGATGTTGTCGAGCGTGCGATCCAGCGCGACATTCTTAAGGGAATTAAAGCGCCCGTCGCTCAGGATGTTGGATACCGTGGTTCCAATGCCTTCGCTGCGGCCCACAATCTTCGCGTCTGCGCCGATGTTGCCGATAAACTGCGCCACGCCCTTAATCATCTGCAGGCCGGTGCTCAGCAGGTCATTCCAGTTCTTGAAAAGCTGGACCGTCGTGTAGGTGGCCTTGCCGTTGCTATCGACCAGCGGGGCCTGCGTGACAACCGTGAATGCGTTCGAGGATTTAGCCATTACGCTCCGGACGCCTCAAGGTAGCCATCGACAATGACCCACGGGATGGGATCAGTCACCACAATTTGGAACTGGGGATAGCGCGAGCGTCCCAGCCGGAACCAGACAGCGCGCGTGGTGTATTGCCCCGCCAGACCCGTTCCTGCAATGCGCTCGCTGCTCCAGGTGTTGCCGCGGTCGCGTGAGATTTGCAGCATGGCCTGCGGCGGGCGTGGATTGCCGTTGCCGTCCAGTAATGGGGGTTGTGGTCCCAGACCCACAGCGAAATCCACCACAAGCTGCGACATGTAGATCCACCTCATCTCATTCGACAACACAGGAGGCCGCCGCAGCCTGCGAATCGTCGTGCCGTCGTCGTCCAGATACGCCTGGCTCATCTCGTAAATCTTGGCTGAGTTCCAATCGCCTACCAGGTGCTTGCCGAACGCATATGCATGGTTCTGGCTCCAGTGCGGGCCGTAAACTCCTCCACTCCATGCAGCCCGCTTGTGCCACAGGTTCTCCGTTACGTCATAGACCCAGGTGCATTCCGCGCCAGGGATGTAGAGCACCCAGAACAGGTGCCCGCCGTCCTGATAGGAGTAGGAGGCTTGCTGGGTAATGTTCGCGTAGCTTTGCAGAGCCACTTCAACGGCATGCGTCGAGATGCGCTGCGGGGTATAGCCCTGCGCCCGCCATGCAATCATGCCGCCGCGCTCATCCTGCCCTACCCAGAAGATGGAGTTGTCGATGCGGCAGGGCGATTGCGGAGAAATACACCCTACCTCCAACATGGTGCCCTGGATGACATCAAAAACCGCATCGGAGCCTGTGTCCTGATACGGCTGCGTATGTCGTGCGCCGAAAAACCACGGCTCGCGGTGATTCACGCAGACGGAAACGAGGTCTTCGGGGAAAACAGAGATTTCGCTGACCTGAAGACCAGGCCATGAGGTGAAATCCAGCGGGTCCGACACCTGAAACTTGTTGCCCGAGAGCACAACGATGCCATAACCGTCCGAATATTCAGCCTTGGTTGGCGTTGCGGCCAGCTTGTCCGTGACTTCGATGAACGTGTTATCGGCCAGCGTGAAACTGTAGGCCCGACCGCCCGCGACCACGAGGATTTGTATGCTGCTGGCGACAATCGAGCCGGGCAGACCGTCATTGGCCACCGTACCGCGTACAGTCACCGTGCCATCGGAGGCAACTTCGCAGAACTTCGTTCCGCCGATTGCAAAATGGCGGCTTCCCGTGTACCACTGCGCCCGTACAGGGCTTTCCGGGAGGGTAGCAAAGGTCTTCAGCCCCGGCGTCCAGAGCAGCGCACGAATCCCGCTCGCTGTCTGCCCACCGTAAGCACTGCCGCGGGTGAATGCCGACTGCGATTCAACGGCCTCTGCGAAGAAGTTGATGCACTCTTCGTCAGCAACCGCCGTTGATTTGGCCGTATAAGTGCCGCCTACCAGTCCAAAGCGCATTTAGCCTCGCGGCACTCCTGAGTAGGGCAGGCCGAACATATCGGCAGCGTAGTTATAGCCATCGGCTGGGCTGAGCAGATCCGACTGGATCGACAAATCGGGCGCATTCATTGTTTTCAGCGTGGCCTTCGACTGGATAGCGATCTGTGCCACCTCGGGCCGGAGAGCTGCCTGAAATTCCGGTGCCAGTCTGACAGCCAGGTTGTAGCGAAATGCCTCTGCATACCCGGGCGGGAAGTTCAGCACCGCCTGCAGCGAAGAGGCGAGGGTCAGAGGCTGCCATGCGTAGATCCGTATGCTCACAGCCTGATTTATGGGGATGGGATAGAAGCTCAGCGTGCGCAGCGGAAATCCCCCATCGTCATAACAGGCCGTGGGAAACGACCCATTGACGTTTTTGACAGGGAACCGCGTTTGCCATTCTTCCACCGAAAGCATATCCATCGGCTCTTCGATGGGGTTGGCCGGGTTATTTAGCAGGATCGCGCTCATGCTGTCGATCCGTGCCGGCCGCGTCGTATCGAAATCGCCGCCCGAGCCCAGCGTGTAGGCCTGCTTGCCCAAAGTCAGGGCGAAATCCTGCGAGGCCGTGGTGAAGATGGTGAGCCGCTCAGCGTTCCACGAGTCCAGCATCTGGTTTAGCACCACCAGCGCATCGTTGGCGGAGTTGATGTCTGCCGTCTCGCCCGAGGCCAGCACGCCGATCAGACGCAGGGCGCTGTTAATCAGAGCCGTTGCCGTCTGCGAGATGGAGTTAGTCGTTGCTGGTCCGGGAGGAATGGGCATCAGGCCACCTTCTTGGGCTTGGCGGGCTTGTCCTGCTTTTCAAGGTTTTCGTTGAGCGCAATGAGCTGCATGCAGATTTCCCGCAGCCAGCTATTCGTGCTCAGGTCGATCACCTGTTTCTGCTTCAGTTCTTCGTTGGTCATAGTTTTGAAAAAGGCGGGGCCAGCGGGTGAACTGGCCCCGGTTGGAGGAGGGATTACTGGGCGATGACGCGGCACGCGAGCTGCGGCCGGATCGTCTTGTAGCCGTACAGCACATCGAGACGGGCGGGGACGCTGGCGTCGGTGATGCTGTACTGCTGCGCCAGAGTCATCGAGATGCCGTCCATCACCTGACGCGAACCCTTCGCGCCGTACTGCGTCGGATCGACCAGATCCGCGGTGACAAACGTGAACGCATCCGGATGGAAGAGCACCGACTGCGTGTAGAGGGCCGAGGCACCGCCGCCGATCTTCGACACTGCACCGCCGTTGGTCGGAGACGCAGAGACGTTCTGCGCCGCGCCCGAGGTGACGATGGCCGGAGAGATGGCCAGGGTGCCTGCGCCGCCCGCATAATCCGCCGTGACGACGAACTTCTGCAGGTAGTTATAGGCAGCCTTCGTTTCCGGATTGACGGCATTGCAGCCCGCAAAGGTCACAATGTCGCCCTTCTTGAACGTGGTCGCGCCCGTCGCCACCACAATGCCGCTGCCGGTCTGGCTCGCGCCGTTGACGGTGTAGGTGGTCGCAGCCAGAGCCGTGCCCGACTGGAACGGAGCCAGGATCGTGTTCTCGTAGGCGTTCATGTTGACGACCTTGCCGATTTTGCCGGTAAGGTACGGACGCCCAACTTCCTGCGGGTTCAGGAGGCCCTTCACCGCATCGAGGTAGGACGGCACATGAGCTGAGGCCGCCAGCCAGACGCGATCTCCGTCATCCGGTGCGAGGGACTGGTTCAGGTATTGACGCCCAAGAACC